TGCCGTACTTGTAGGCACCCAGACTGACCTGGCTGAACGCCGGGTCCGACGCCGTCAGCGCTGCGGCCTCAGCGGTCAGCGCCGCCGAAGAGTGCGAGGTCGTCTTCGGGACCTGGATGGACTCGCCGCCGGAGGTGTTGAGCACTGTGGCGCCGGCCTGCAGAATCGCGCTCACCTCGATGAGGTGGGCCATCAGCCTGTTGTAGAAGCTGGTCGGGACCAGGTTGCCGCCGGCGCCGGTGGTCAGCTTGGACAGGGTCCGGTAGTCAGTGATCGGGCCGTCCGGCCGGACCTCGTACGCCCGCGGCGCACCCTGGTCACCGCGCATGAAGGCGCGCAGTTCGGCCACGTTCCCGCCGGCCGGCTGACCGCCCTGCGGTCCCTGGTCGCGGCCGCGGTGGCCGCCCTGCACGGGCTGACGGGTCAGGGCCTCAAACGCCTCGTCGGCATCCTTGGCGCGCTTCTCCGTGTCGAGAGCGGACTTGATCCTAGCGTCGAGCTTGTCCATCTCCTCGTTCATGACGTCCCAGGAGCCCTGCTCCGCAGAATCCAGGGACCTGTTCTCCTCGGTGGCGCGATCAGCAATCGCCTTGAGGTCTTCCCAGACCTTCGCGCGCCGTTCCCGCAACTTGATGACCATGTCGCTCATTACGTGCCTTTCGGGATCGGAAATGGGGTCCTGACGGGGTGGCAGACGGCTGCGTGGCCGGGTCCGCCGGGCGTTGGGACGGGTGCATTTCCGATCCCGAAAGGGTGGTGCGCAGTGCTGTGGTGCGGTGTTGCAACGGGCCAGTGCGGACGGTTGCGATGCCGGTCCGTTCTGTTCCGTCTGGTGCGACTGCGGGTATTCTGCGGACGATTCAATGCCGTGGGTGAGGTGGATCCGGACGATGGGTAGCGGGATGCTGTACGTGGCCCCGATCGGAACTCCGCCGCCGTTGTCGACGGTGGTCCAGGGTTCGTTCGCGTGCATGTGGTCGGCGCCGTGGCAGCCGGTCGGCGAGTGCTCGTTGTCGTTCACGCAGGATTTCGTCTGCAACGAAACCAGCGTCGACGTCACCCCGGACCCGGCGGCGTCGACGCCGTGGACCTGGCCGGACTGGCCGGAGCCGCGGTGGCCGTCGCTGGCCGAGGCCAAGGTCATGCTGGGCTGGGAGGACGCCGGGCAAACCCAGCGGCTGATCTGCTACCAGACCCGGCGGGACTGGAAGTCCCACCCGAGCTGGCACTTCGTACTCGAGGTCGAGCCGAAGACGAACCTGACGCACAAGCTGTGGGCCGCCGGAACGATCTCAACCCCAACTTCGCCAACGTCGAACTGGACGCAGTCACCGGCGTCGGGCCGGACGCAGTCGTCGTACAGCGGTCGCGGCAGCGAACTGGTGCCCGGACGACTGCGTGGCTTCCGGCAGTGGAAGGTGTTGCCGGCGGTCGGGGACACGCCGGCCCGACTGGGCAGCGTCACCGCGAAGACCGTCTGGCCCTGGACCCCGAGCTACGAAGCGCATTGTCAGGCCGACGACATGGGCTACGTGGTATTGCACGATCCGGGCGAGGAGGTCCCGGCCGCAGTCTGCACCTGCGGCATCTACGCCAAGCACCAGCCCGGATCGGACACCAGCGAACGGGCCCGGGTGGCCGGGGTGATCGAAGCCTGGGGCAAGGTCGAGGTCGGCCGACAGGGATTCCGGGCCCGCTACGCTCGCCTGGTCGCCCTTTCCTTCGACGATGCCAGTGAGTGGTCGCGCGCCGAGGTCTCGGTCGAGACGCTGGAGCAGCTCGGTCGCCTGTACCGGGTGCCGGTGTTCCACAGTCGCCGGGAGATGCAGGTAACCTTCCCGCCGGTTGACGTCGACGAGTTACTCGGGACGCCGAAGCGTCCGATCGTATGCGCCGACTGTGGCGCCACCGTGCCCGGCGAGTCCGCGCTCGCCGAGCATCGGGAAAGCTGCCGCCCTCCACTGTCGGCCCGCTGCACATGTCCGACGTGTCGGCCGTACTTGCAGCCGCCACATTGGAAGATAATGCGGTGGACCCCCTAGACGTACGGATCCTCTTTTCTCGCGAGCAACTCCAGCGCGGCGCTGGCGCCGAGCAGGGTCTTCTTGGGCGCCTTGCGGGGCTTGGCGCCGCGGGTGCTGGTGACCACGAAGAACCGCTTGAGGTCACCGTCCTCGCTCATCTTGCGGACGTCCTCGTACGGGGCTTCCATCTTGTCCGCCAGCGAGCGCAGCGCGACCTCGACCGAGCGCATACCGGCCGACGTGTTGTCGTAGGCCGGCATATTGACCGGCGCTACGTCGACCAGTTGGCCGCTGGTCAGCTTGCGCAGCGGGAACTCCTGGTCGGTCAAGGTCCACTCGTCGCCGTTGACGTCGACCCGGAATGCAAAGCTGGACTTGCGCACGTCGCCGCGCTGGATCAGCTCGACGATGTCCGCACGCGAGTCCGGCGGGTCGACCTCGTACATCAGGCCGGTCTCGTCGGTCCACAGCCGCAGGGTATTGCCCCCAGTTGTCCCCAAAAGCATGTTATCGTCATGGTTGTACCGGCAGATCACGTCCGGCCACCCGTTGGCCCGGGTGTGGTTGAAGAACGAGCGGTCCACCACCTCGACGAAGCCGCCCAGGTTGCGGGACAGCTTGTCGAACATGGCGGCGTAGCCACCGAGGCGGCGGTTGTTGCCCTCGGCGCGCACCTGCACGGGGACCGGCGTGAACCGGCGTTCGAGCTCCGACATCAGTCGACGTCCTTTCGGTTCTGGCCATCGGCTGGCCGGTCAGCGGAACGGGAGGCCTGAGGCGCCTTGGCCGCCTTGGGCGTCTTCGGGTTGACGGCCTGCGGCCGAACGGTGGGATCCGCGTTCGGTTCCGGGTCGGGCAGATCGTCGAAGGCCACCGCAAGCGGGGTGTAGTCCTGCCCGAGCGCGTGGTCGGCCAGCGGGGGCCGGTCCTCCAGCGCGCGCAGCTCGTCGACGCAGTACAGGCCGATCGACCGGCCGGTCTTGTAGACCTCGTGACGGGTCTTGATGTCCGCGCGGACCAGCGAATCGGCGTTGAACTTGATGTACTGCTGCCGCGGGATCATGGCCGAGAACGTCTCCTCGAACAACTCGAACCAGTTCCGCAGGCTGAAGGTGACCAGGTGCAGCGCGGCCTGCTCCGGACTGGAGTAGGTCAGCGGGCCGCCAAGCTCGCCGCCGATGCGGTCCGGCGGCACGTCGAAGATGGCGGCCACCTGGGTAGCGGTCAGCTTCGCGGTCTCGACGAACTGGGCGTCGTTGGGCGGCAACGCGATCGGGTTGTAGTCCCAGTCGCTGCCGTACACCAGGGGCTTCCGGCTGCGGATGGTGCTGACCAACCGGCCCTTGACCGCGTCAGCCTCCTCGGGCAGCAGCGTGCGCGCGGTGTTCTTCATCGTGCCCGGCGGTATACCGCCGTTGGCGAACCACTCGCTGGCGTAGTCCTGGGCGTTGATCCCGGTGGCGATCATGCTGGCCACCACGCCGAGCGGGGACAGGCCCTCGATCTGACCCGGAATCGGGAACCATGGCACGTGGATGATGTCGCTGGTCGCCGCGTCGGCCGGGCCGACGTGGATCTGCCGCCCGTGCCAGCGCCAGATCGGCATGGCCAACGAGCCGGGACCGGACGTGTTCTGGTCCTCGACGGTGACCGCGGTCGGGTTCAGCCAGGTGACCGCAGTCGGGTAGCCGAACCCGTCCCGGCTGGTGACCAGGCCGTAGAGGTTGCCGCGCGTGGCCAGGCTGACCACGGCCTGGTGCAGCCAGGTTTTGAGGTGCGCCTCGGTGTCCATGCTCAGGAACAGCGCGGGCAGGGTGACCCGGCGCCGCTCCTCGTCGTCGACCCGGCGGTAGGCGTGCAGCGGGGTACAGGACACCGTGCGGGCCAGTAGTCCGATCGCGGCGTAGACCGGGACCAGGGACAGGGCACGGTCCACCGACACGGTGGTGGACAGGGTGCCGCCGGTCGACCAGGGCAGGTCGGTGATGGCGCGTTGCTCTTCCCGGACCACCCGACGGAACAGGCTCACTGGTCCACCTCGCCGCGAGCCGGGCGGCTGGCGATCCAGGACCCGGCGAGCACAGTGGCGCCGGCCACGAACAGGCCCAGGCCGAGCATCGCGACGTTGAATCCGTACGAGCCGCGGACCACGACAACCGTCCAACCAGCGGCCTGGCAGCCCAAACCGCCGGCGAGGAGGAGCAGGGCCAGCGCGTCGAGCAGATTGGTCAACGTCTCGCGCACGACACCTCCCGGTCTGCCAAGATGTGGAGAAACGGACGGACACGAGGAGTGGCACATGAATATCGGCGAAGACCGGACGATGTTCGTCTTTGAACCGCTGGACCAGGAGGTCGCGCCGGTCCAGGCCGGCGTGCAGCCACTCGCGGTCGAGCCCGAGCCGGAGCCGGCGACTGAGGAAGAGGCTCCCGCGCTGGCCCGCTAGGGCCTACGATGCGGTGAGGCAGGACCGTCGCGTTCGGGGAAGGACGCAGAGCGGACCGCTCGCGAAGGGTGTGGTTCCCCAGTCCCGTTGAACCGGGACGTTCCCCTGTAAGGGGAAGGGGTCCGCACCCTTCGCCATGCCCGGCGCTATGCTGCAGGCCTCTCTGTTGACCCGGAAGGTCGAGCGGCCTGTCGAGCGACCGACGGGCCGCTCGTTCCGTGGAAGGTGACGAGCAGATGAGCAAGCGCAACTGACGATCAAGGGCCGTGACCGGTCGCTGAACGGCACGGTGTATGTGCGCCCGGAGCTGACGGGGAGGTGGCGTCCGATGTCCGCTGAGTTGCTGCGCCGAGCGGCACAGAACCTGCGCGACCCGTACCGGAACTCCACCCGCTGGGACCTGCCCCTCGCTGATCTGCTCGAACGATCGGCCGTGCTCGAAGAGAGCGGGATCGAACCTGTGTCGGTGTTCGGCTTCCTGATCGCGGTGGCTCGGGCGGTACTTCGGGAGCCCGACCAAGGCGGCGAAGCCGCGCGCGAAGCGCCTCCAAAAAGCCCTAATGATCTTGCCGCCGAGCCCGGTCCCGTACCGAAGGGCGGCGAGTAGATGAGCAAGCGCCCCGGTTCAACGATCGAGTTGGGCGATACTCTCGGCCATCCGAACGAGCCCGACGTCCGCTACGCCCGGCTGGTCGGTATCCGCAAGGACGAGTGCCGGCCGTTGGAGTGGTACGTCTTCCACTGCTACCGCGACGGTGATGGCCGTTGGCCAACAGGCGAGTATCGGACCTCGTGGCTGATCCAACCGTGGCGGGGTCAGTAGACCGAGCGCAGCACGTCGTAGTCCAGGCTCTTGAACTCCGGCCCGAAAATTTGGGCACCCCACAACGCGGCGGCAGCGGCGACGACTGGCGAAACGTCGCCCGGCGAACCCCAGTCGAAAATCGTCTGGCTGCCGACGCGACGCTTCCAGGCCAAACTCATCGCGGTGTCCAGCTCGGGCTGGGCCGGGTGGCGCAGCTTCTCGCTGTCGACGGCCGCCTCGACGAACATGCCGTAGGCCTTGGCCATGTCCGGGCCCCTCATCGCCTTGACCGGCAGTGGCTGGCCGTTGACCGTCTCGGCCTCGAGCAGCGGGATCAGGCTGGCGGCCGCGCCGTTGGCGGCGATCGAGATCGCGCACGGCCGCCAGCGGTCATAGAGGTCGAGGATCCGCTTGACCACCCAGGCGGAGCCGGCCTGGTATCCGTGCTCGACCACCTCGATGGCCCAGTTGTCCCCGGTACCGACGCCGGCCGGACCGGCGGCGCAGATCGCGCTCATCTCGCGATCCGGGTCGGTGTCGATGCCGAAGGCGATCGGGTAGCCGGGTTTCACGCCGCGGGAGATAAGCCGCCTCCACTGCGGCTCACCGACAATCTGCCAGCGCAGCGCCGCGTCGCCGGGCCACCAGCCGAGGAACTCGGCCACGAAGTCGTTGAGGTCCATCCGGTCGAACTGGGCCTTCATCGCCGGCTCGGTGATCGTCCAGCCCATCGCCGGCAGGCCGGCCCACCAGGTTTTCGGGTCGCCCGGGTCCAGCCCGGCCGGAGCGGACCACTCGAAGTAGGCGGTGTTGTGGATGATGCCGGCCTCGACCCGGGCCCGGCCGGCGGCGATGCGGCTACGCAGGTACTGGGCGAACTGCGGGTTCTTCGGCGAGCCCTTGGGCTGGCGCTTGGCGGTGGACTCGATCCACAGCTGCGGCTGGT